TCCAATTCATAGTCCTGCCTCCCTTACCCGTTTTTCCAAGTTAACATTGCTAACGGGTTTGTTTTGTTTATTTTTAAATTCATCAACTTCATGTGGACTAAGTCCCCCATGCATTGCCGAATAAGTCGATGTGTAGTCTTGGGGTGAATCTCCAACCTTGCGCCATGCAAAGCTCGGCAACTTCCTTAACGTTGAGGGTATATTCCTCACTACGTCCTCCAAGCGGCATAAGATATACCGGACAGTCGATCCCGGCGCTCCTATACTCAGCAACAGCTTTTTTGACTTCTTCAACGTCAACACTGTCAGCCACAACAAACTTAAGATACAGTTTACTACCATGAACACCGAAATACTCACTAGCAATATCAGGGTTAATAGCGTCCTCCCAAGATTCTCCGCTGACACTAAGTTTTGGGGAACAACTCCAAGTAACTTCAAATCGTTCTTGATTACTGATATAGTCTCTAAAGTCGTCTCGTAACTTTTGAGAAGTATTTGTTTCAAATGTAACATTTTTTAAATCCTGCATACGTGGGTGGTCTAATAATTCGGTATAGAATCTTTGCCACCCTAACAAAGGCTCTCCTCCCGTAAAGATTAAATGGACATCTTGTCCATTGTCCATTGTCCACTTACCATCCGGAGTAAGTGATAACAAGTGTTCAACAACTTCGTCTACTGTTCTATCCATCATTAATTTTTTAAATTCAGGATAGATACTTGCATACGTGTCGCAACCTGTATGTATAATAGGCAAGTCATTGAAGTCTGTTGTTGTCTTATGCACATCACTAGCAATTAACTCTGCTACTTCTGGATTGTGCTTAACACCGTTAGCTTGGTTCTCAGCACGACTAGGTGCATCACGTCCAAGACCAAAGTTCATACAACGAAAGTTACAACCAAATGTACGAAGGAATACACTAGGTACTCCTACAAACTTGCCTTCACCTTGCACACTGTAAAATGCTTCTGAATATCTAAGTTTCATACTCTACTTCCCACATGCAAATTCTTGTTGGAGTTTAATATTATCCATAAACTCTTTCTTTGTACCTGCGTCATCTTTAAACGCACCTCTTAATACAGTTGTTTGTGTAAGACTACTGTGTGCTTTTACACCTCTGTTCTCTACACAACCGTGTGTTGCTTGTACATAAACACCTAAGTGTTCGGCGCCTGTTGCCTTCTGAATCTCACGTACAATGTCGTTTGCAAGTTCTTCTTGTAATGTACCTCGCATAGCACACCATTGTGCAATACGTGTATACTTACTTAAACCAATTAACTTGTCTGATGCAATAATACCAATGTATGCTACACCTTTAACTATCTGGTGATGATGTGAACACATACTTGTAAGTTCACTACGCACAACTAACATGCCTTCATAACGATCATCGCTGTCATTTGGAAATGCTGTTGCCGCGGGCATTGCTTCATAACGTCCTGCCATTAGCTCATTGATATACATCTTTGCAAGACGTTTACCTGTGCCGTTACTGTTAGGATCGTTTTCTGTATCTATTACAAGACCTTGTAATACGTCTTCAAACTTAACAGCAAGCTCGTCAATTAGTACTTGCTTTTCGCCGTCTTTAATAAAGTCTGAAATGTTGTCGCCGGCCCAGAAGCGTTTGTCTGCTTGTTGCAAACGGGCTTTTATCTCTTTGGATTTATCCATTTTTTTAATCTCCGATGTTTAGGCAGTGGATTGCCGTTAATAATACAATGCACAATATAACTTATATTATACATTGTATTTAGGTTTTTGTCAAGAATATTATGCAAAATATGTGTTTAACATTTCAAGACGATCATGTGCTGTAGACATAGCATCTAGTTCTTTCTGAATTGTTTCTACAATATCAGAGTGTTCACCAATACCTACAACTTTTTGCATGTATACTTCGACGTTAGTCTTATGCAATTCTATCTCTGCTTCGGCATGTAGTCTTGCCGCTTTGATCATTTGTTCCTTCAAGTCCATAGTTCCTTTCCTTTTAGTATTTTTGTTTAGATGGAATGACGCCTCGTACGCCACCTTTCGGATCTTCCATGTCTCCATCACGACGGAAGATTAAATGTACATGCGGATACATTACTGTTTGCCCCGCACTAGTACCTATATTTAGGCCAATATTATAACCAGTAACGTTATTCTTGGTTGTTGTAACATTATCGTTTCCCATTGACATAGCAAACTTAAAACATTTTTCTACACAATCCATAACATTTACTTTAGGTACTACTAACAAATGTCCTTCAGTTACAGGATACTTGTCTTCGTATACTACAAAGTCTCTAGTATCTAAGTACACGTTATCCCATGGTGCTCTGCCTTCTTGCTGAGCTTGTTCTAATGTATCAAGCGTCATACTTACCTACTATTTCCCAAGGGTAAACTAACCAAACATCATCTTCTGCTTTGTTAACTTCATGTGCAGAATATTGTACACCATGAAACGTACTTGCAAGATTTTCAGTTAGTGTAGCAAATCTTACATTGCGACCCCAAACAGTGCTCCATGATGCTTCATCAGGTAAGCAACTATTCATCCAATCTTGTTGTAGCCAGTTAAGTGTATTACCCGAGTCGTTTATATCATCGACTACAAGTATATTTTTACGTTTAGCTATGTCCCAGCGACTTTTATAAGTGCCACGATCTTCTTCGTCTACGTAACCAAATGCATCAGATGACATCCAAGTATTACTTTCACATTCACTATCGTCATCACGCAAACTAATTTTAACAGCTTCGCAACGTACACCTAGCATGTGACTAAGAATACTTGCAGGAATGTTTCCGCCTCTTGTAATACCTACAATATAGTCAGGCTTCCAATTATCTTTTTGCATCTGCATAGAAATATCTATGCACATTTTTTCAACATGGCGCCAACTGTAATAATGTTTCTTAATCATAGTATTATGTTTTCCTTGTATATTCGTTTACCAACTCATCTTCTGAAAGAACTTTTCCAATTGTTCTTTGCGTACCATCTTTTAAAGTACGTTCAATGATACCGCTGTTATATTCAACATCTACAACGCCACCTTGCTCAATGTCTTCAGGGTTTGTTTCATACCATAACGATGTAAGACTATGTGCATGAACAGACTTAACTTTACTAGCCCATTCTATTGCTTCTAGCTTCAACCTTTGATTTTCAACTTCTTCGTCATATTCGCTCATTTTACTTTACTCCTTAGCGAGGTAATCTTCGCTATTTTGCCATCTATAACCAATGCCTTGTACAAATGGTACAAAGCCCCATTCTTTTGCTTTTTTGCCCATATAGAATAAACTCCAGCAAGGTATCTCATTTCCTTTACTGTCTTTCTCTAAAGTCAAAAAATGTAAGTCATCCGACCTACGAAATCTAAAGTGTCCTGGCCCACGCCAAATACCACGTGATCCTACTATGTTACCTTCTTTACTTACAACAGGAACATTTTCCCAATAACCACCTTTAAGTATAAGTGTTGCATAACTCCAAGGATGATCGTGTAACGTTGCTTCGTCGCTTTTTAAAACTTTGTGCAGAGTGACATTGAACGGAAAGTTCTTTCTGTCCTTAAGAAACAAATACCAACGAACTAAGTACGGCTCGTTACTATCTCTATCTTTAATTACACGTTTACGGTCTTTAAAAAAATTAAACATTATTTGCTCTCTTTCAGTGCTTCAAAAGTTTCAATCTTTGCTAGTTCACGTTCATATGCTTCTGCGGCACGTTTTAGGCCTGCATACTTTTCTTCTTTCTCAATATCTCTACCTACAACACCTAGTACACGTTGTATATCTTTAATAGATTGCATAACGTCTATGCCATCTACTTTTAACTCACCTTCAACAGAAAGCCCGTATTTTCCGTCTAACGCATTTGTAAATGTAAACGAGTCATTAGTATATATAGATGAAGGACTAGTAGTAAAACTATCATCCCAAGAACTTGTGTCTATAGTAATAGTACTACTATCATCGCCACTGAATGAATAATTAAAATTATCGCCCATCTTTAATCCTCTCATATAAAGAATTACCACTGAAAAAATCTTTGTTAAGTGACTTACGTTGCTTTTCCAAACTAACCAAATAGTCGGAATAGTTTTCCATATAGTTACGTATCTTGTCAACAACTTCACCTCGATGCTTTCTATATGTTGTATAGTCTTCAGTCCATTTACTAGGATATTTAAATTCAGGCAGTGCCATTTCACTGTAGCTGAGTCTATCAGGCATCATAGGAATAGCATCAACTAATGCTCCTTCGTACCAACTAATGCCAAGTGTTTCTTGCAAGTTAGCACTAAACACCATTTTTGCTTCGCCTAGTAAATTGTGATATTCGTTCTTTGTAAGTTCACGATCTTGACATACAACAAATTCGTATTCAGGTAGTTGTTGTGCTAAGTCATTAAAAATATCAACTTGCTTTTCAGGTGCAACTCTGTGTGGAAAAAGTATAAGGTTACGTTTTTCCATACCTTTATAACTATCCAAACTATTTTTTAGATACTCCATAGGCCATCCTACACGACTTATTTTGTCATAGTCTAATGCATAGTCTTCGTCAAATACATCTGTAAACATATCAATATGAAAGTCTGTAGCAAAGAAGTTATCATCATAACATTCGAACATTGACATTTCAGCATGTCTAACCCAAGGTTTATTACCTATAAGTCTGCCTAAGAAGTCTTGTGGATCATAAGAACCAGCATGCCATAAGCCACCAACAGTAATATCAACACCTAGTAGTTCTGCCATATACTTTAATTGTACAACAGTAGGATTCCATGCATCTGTATATAGAAAGTAATCACCATTTGACACTTTACCATTACAAAACATTTCGCCTATTTGTTCTAGTTGTTTACTTTTA